ACCTGACCGGACTGGAACCGACTGGAGCTGTGATCGTTCTGGCCCGCCGTTGTGGAGCGCCAAACATTCACTGGATGACCCCCGAAGAACTGCAGCAGGCTGAGAAGTCATTCATGACCAGGGTGGAACAGTATTACTCCGCTCTCCAGAATCCCACTCCAGTCTCAGCTTGAGACCCGCTGGTACAATGGTTGCCTGAGCGTGGTTCGCACCCACCTCAGGCCGGACAACCTCTCTGACAGGCCGTCATGTCACAGTCTACATACCCTGCTGTCGAGCTTCTCTGGGAGAAGTACAGCTACAACCCATTCACTGGAACGCTGCACAAGCGTAAAAGCGGCATTCAAGTGAAGGGCTTTCCAACCTCGAATAAGCGCGGCTGGTGCATTCATCTGACCTGGAACGGCCAGCGCATTCAGACCAGCTATGGCCGGGTTGTCTACGCCTGGTGCACTGGCGCGTGGCCCATTCATCAGATTGACCACATCAACCGCAACCCACGCGACAATCGCATTCATAACCTCCGGGACGTGACCAACCGGGAGAACTGCCAAAACCGCGCCAACTTCGGCCATTGGCTGGAGCGTGAGCAGTGCTGGCAGGCCCGTATCAGGATCGGCGGCAGGCTTCAATACCTGGGCCGCCACAAGACAAGGGAAGCCGCCCAGCAAGCTTACCGGGAAGCCTGCAGGGCGGCGGGGTTGCCTGTCCTGAGTTAGCTGGAACGCTTCCGGGATGGCTGGGCCTTGCCAGCGTGTGCGCGGCGTTTTTTGTTTTCCACAACTTCCGGCTGGGGATTCTGTGGAAAACCGCCAGCCGCCAGCACCGCCTCAGCGGTGAGGGTCTGCTGGCTGACGCTGGCGCGATCTAAAACCGCCTGGAACGCTGCAACCTGCCGCAGCTTCTGCTGCCTGTTGTGAAGGTCTGGCAAGGTCTCCAGGTTCCAACGACTGGAGCCTACTTTCGAGGCTTCCGCCCGGTGCTCTGACAGCCACGCCAGGACAGCATCATCGCAAGGGTGGTTCTGGGCCAGCCACAGCTTGTCTGCCCATTCGATCTTGAGGCGGCGGGCAGCTTCGCGCTCCGCCTCCCTGGAGCTTTTGCGCTCCCTGGTGGTGGTCCACTCACCGCCACTCATGGCTGGACCTCCAGGGCTTCAACGATGAACACCGGGAGCCCCTTGGGGTCGGCGACTGGCGCTGGGGCCATGGTGATGAGGCCACGGTCACGCAGCGATTCCGCGATTCGGTGGTCACGCTGGGGCATCGCCACGTAATGCGGTCCCGGATTGCGGCGGAGGAAGTTGAGCCAGTTCCGCTGCAGTGGTCCTAGTGGTCTGTTGCCGTAGTGCATGGCCCCCCTTGGTTTGTGGGTTTGCTGTTACATACTACCAGACCACCGCCAGCCCCTAGCCAATCTGTTAAGTTACACAACACCAGACCCAGGTAGCTTGACTGCTGGTGCATGATTGGCAGGCACGACGCACCCACCGACCAGTGGGCCCACCATGCACAACTACACCTCCGAACAGCTGGCACAGTTCCCCTGGATCGCCAGCTGTGACACCCTCAAGGCTCAAGATCTGCTGCCGAAGTTCTGGCAGGTTGCTGAGATGGTGGCAGTGCTGGCAGATCGTCCCCAGCTGCTGAACGCCGAGACGCTCGCCAGCCTGACCAAGTTGGTTGGCGAAGACTCCAAGGAGTCGAACTGGAACGACGAGGAGGCCAACTTTACTCTCGAAGATCTCAGCCTGGCACTTGATGACGCCGCCCCGGCTGGCTTCTACTTCGGAGCCAGCGAGGGAGACGGCGCCGCTTTCGGCTTCTGGCTCGATAACAGCTGGCGCGAAGTGTTGGAGCATTGCGGCTGTGCTTTCGATGCTGACCCCGAAGCGGTAACCGTTACGGTTCAGGAGTTACTGGCTACTGGCGTCGATCCTGACACCTACGAAGACCTTTATCAGGGAGAGGCGGAAGGCTACAACGAGACGGAGGCCGGGGCAGACTATGCCGCTCAGCTGGCAGAAGATGCAGGCATGATCCAAGCCACAGCCCAGTGGCCCCATACGTGCATCGACTGGGAAGAAGCCTGGCGCGAGCTTGAACTGGGCGACGGTTACTGGCTGCAACGGATCAACGGCGCCCAGTGGGCAGTCTTCCGCTCTGCTTGACTGGCGCCCCCACCTACTAACGGCCCGGCCAGTGTGCCGGGCTTTTTTATGGGCGCCAGAGGTTAGCATTGGGCCAGCGAGTTTGTGACTCTAACCGTGCCCGATTCGGAAGGCCAAGAAGTAAAGAAAACCAACGTAGCCAACGACGAGAGCAAGCGCTGGCGCGGTGGCCCTAGCTCGCAGGCCCGAATCGAGGAGCGGGTGAACTACGCCTACGCCTTGCTGCTGGAGGGAAATACGAGGCGAGCCAATGCTGAACTTATCTCCTCAAAGTTCAACGTCAGCATTCGCACCGCTCACGATGACTTAGCAAAGGCAATGGTGCTTTTGCGGGAGGAGCGTTCGGCCGATCGTGAGGAGTTGTTGAACATCGTCACCGCGAACCGCCTGGCACTGCTGCGCCGCAGCATCCGCAAGGGCAACTACCAGGTCGCTTGTCATATTCTCGATTCGCTTGGGCGTGCCGCGGGCGAGTTGGATGAGATCACCCAGGCCGCCGCGGCTCCCGTGCTGCGCGTGGAGATCGACGACAAGCGCAACGCAGAGTCTTAGGCTGAGATCCAGCGCCTTAGGTTGAGACAGTAGACAGCTGCCCAACCGGCGGCGATGCCCTGGCGCGGGCTGCTGCTGTCTCTATACTGTGCAAGACAACAACGGACGCCGACCCATGGCCCACCCTCCCATCAACCCCAAGCTCGCCGCCGGCCTGCTATTCGCTGGCGCAGCTTGCTGCACGTTCCTCCCCCTCACCGCGCTGTTGGTGTTCGCCGGCGGTGGTGTGCTCTACCTGGACGCCGCACGCTGAGCCGCTGCGGCTGTTACAGCTTGTGACAGAATCGGCCCTCCCCCTTGACGGGGGGCAGGGTTCGAGTTCTGGCGGGGTGGGAGTGGGTCCCAGGGAACCTACTGATACATTCGCATTTCCTTCTACTGTGCTAAACTAACCTCTTCTGTACTACATCCCCCATGTTTTTCCTGCCCCTGGTACTCGCCCAAGTCATCCCCCTGACGCAAGTCAACTCGATGTGCCCCGTCGGCTACTACGGCCAGACCGGCTACTGCATCCCCACCAAATCCATCAACTCGCATAACCAGTCCATCAACTCCTCCGGCAACACCTGCCCGGTTGGAACGTACCGCAACAACGGCTATTGCACCGGCTACCGCAACCCTTAGGGGGGCAGGGGTTCAATTCCTGTAATACCCTAGAAGGTACCCGTACCCGAAAAAGTGACCGACACGGCTGGAACCCTCTCGCTCCGCTACGCCCAGGGGCAAGTGTTCTCCAGCCGTAAACGCTTCCGTGTCTTGGTAGCCGGCCGCCGCTTCGGCAAGAGCTACCTCTCCTGCATCGAACTCTTGCGTGGGGCAATCGAACGCCCCGGCGAAACCTTTTTCTACGCCGCCCCCACCTACCGCATGGCGAAAGACATCGCCTGGAAGGTACTAAAAAAGCTAGTCCCCAAAGCCTGGATCAAGTCCAAAAACGAGACCGACCTGAAAATCGAGCTGGTGAACGGCTCCACAATCGAACTGAAGGGCACTGAAAACGCCATGGCCCTACGAGGCCGCAGTTTGGCTGGCGTGGTGCTCGACGAAGCCGCCTTCATGTCCAGCGACGTCTGGTTCGAGGTGATCCGCCCCGCCCTCGCCGACAAACAAGGCTGGGCATTGTTCATCTCCACCCCCGACGGCACCGCGAGCTGGTTTTACGACCTCTGGTGCTACTGCGACCAAGACGACCCGGACTGGCACCGGTGGCAATTCACCACGATCGACGGCGATAACGTCCCACCGGAAGAAATCGAAGCCGCCCGCGCCCAACTCGACGCCCGCACCTTCCGCCAAGAATTTGAGGCCAGCTTCGAGAATCTCAGCGGTCTCGTCGCCGTCTCATTTAGCGACGAAAACATCGACAGCGTGGTGCAAGACCTACCGGTCCTACCGCTACTGCTGGGCGTGGACTTCAACGTGGACCCCATGTCCGCCGTATGTGCGGTCAAAAAAGGCGACGTGCTCTGGGTTTTCGACGAAATCATCATGACCGGTGGTGCCACCACCTGGGACCTCTGCGAAGAAATCCAATCCCGCTACGGCGTGGAGCGCCGAATCATCGCCTGCCCGGACCCCACCGGCGGCGCCCGCAAAACCTCCGGCGTTGGCGCCACCGACCACAACATCCTCCGCAAGAGCGGATTTACCGTATCCAGCCCCCGAAATCCCTGGAAAATCCGCGACAAAATCACCTGCGTCAACACCGCCCTCCTCGATGCCTCTGGAACGCGCCGCCTCTTCATCCACCCCAAGTGCAAAGAGCTAATCAAATCCCTCCGCACATTGACTTATGCCCCTGGAACCGGCCTCCCCAACAAAAATCTCGGCGTAGACCACGCATTTGACGCCCTGGGCTACCTCTGCCTGCAAACTTTCAACCTCGCCAAGCCAGAGAACCTCGGAAAGACCTCCTATCGTGTGTGGTAACAGCGTAAAAACCATGGCCAAAAAACCAACTAAGGCCCAGAAAAAGGTCGCCAAGGTCATGCGTGAGTACGGCAAAGGCGAACTGCACTCGGGCAGCAAGAAAGGCCCCGTGGTGAAGTCCCGCAAACAGGCAATCGCCATCGCCATGAGCGAAGCCGGTATGGCAAAACCCAAAAAATCCACCAAAAAAGGTAAGAAGTGATGGCCAAACGCGGTCTTTACGCCAATATCGCGGCCAAACGCAAGCGCATCGCCGCCGGCAGCGGCGAAAAAATGCGTAAGCCTGGAACCAAGGGCGCCCCAACCGCCGCTGCCTTCAAAGCATCCGCCAAAACCGCCAAAAAAGGCAAGAAATAGGCCATGTCCTTATTCGTCCAGACTTCCTCCTACACCAACCCCTTTGTAACCACGGCTCTACCCGTTGGTGTCGGAGATGCTTTTGGACGTCTACGCACATCTAACCCACTTACTCTTTTCGATTCCAGCCACCGATACCACGACAACGGCCTCTGGGCCACCTCCACCGCCACCGGGGGAACATCCACGTTCGACGTCAACGCCGGCCTCGTCGATCTCGCCGTAACCACCAGCTCCGGCTCCGAGGTCATCCGCGAAACCACCAAATGCTGTTCATACCAGCCGGGCAAATCCCTGCTGGTGATGTCCACTTTTACGCTGAACCCCGCCAAAACCGGCCTCCGCCAGCGCGTCGGCTACTACGGCGCCGCCAACGGCATGTACCTGGAACTTGCCGACA